GGCACAAGGTTCTCAGAATTCTTGGAAGGACGAGTGGTTAGTTTTATTATTCTCAATCCCATTAATCCTAGTGTTCACTGGTGAGTGGGGTCGTACAGTCGTCTCAGAGGGCTTCAAGGCACTAGAACAGATGCCTGAGTGGTATCAGTATACTTTAGGTGTTATTGTAGCTAGTAGCTTTGCTGTGCGCTCTGCGACTAAGTTCTTTAAGAAAGGTTAATCATGGCATTTAAATTATCAGAACGATCAATAGCAAAACTAGAAGGCGTAGACTCTCAAATGCAAGAGGTAGTTAAAGAAGCTATTACTCTTACCAAAATAGATTTCGGAGTGATATGCGGTATGCGAACTGAAGATGAACAGCGAGAGTTGGTTGCTAAAGGTGCAAGTAAAACTATGGCATCAAAACATTTAGATGGATTGGCTGTTGATCTTATGGCGTACATTGGTTCTCGAGCAAGTTGGGAGTTAAATCTTTATGATGATATTGCTGATGCAATGGCAGAGGCAGCAAGAAATAATAATGTAAAAATTAGATGGGGCGCAGCATGGCATGTGGATTCGATAGCTGATTGGGATTTTACTATGCAAGATGCAATGAATTCTTATGTAGATTTAAGAAGGGCGCAAGGAAGAAGACCATTCATAGATGGTCCACATTTTGAACTTATGGTCTAGCCAATGGTTTAATATAATCTTTCGACATAACATCTGTGCCTTTGCAATAAAGATGCACATTATCATCTCCATAAGCTTGATTTAATCTTTCATAAAATGCAGCCTTGCTATGGCTACAACTATCATAACTTGGTAGTAATATACTTGTTTTTATTTCTTCTCCTTGCACAAAATAACTTATCATCATAAATGTAAAATAGGTTTTTATCATTGTTTTCTTTCAAATTTTCTATATTATTTTAGAAGAGGGAGGCAGTCTATTATGTTTCCCTCCCGACTAATTCCAAGGTGGGCTTGGTAAAGTTACTTTTCTTTCATGCTTATAACAAGGTTGTGTCCTATGATTAGTTTTTCCTTTTTTATAAATCCTCAAAAAAGGTATTCCATTATCATATGCAAACTTTCTTAACTTATCTTTGCTCATTCCAATAACTCTTGCTGCTTCATTGACTGTCATTGTTTCACTGAACTGCATAACAAGATTAATCATTTCTCGTTTGTGCCGTTCTTTCATTTCGGGATATGTTTCTATTAATTCATTCATAATTTTTTCTTTCAAAAAGCCCCCCCATTTCTGGGGGGTAGTTGCTCAAGAGCGTAAGGATGGAGAAGAAAACTTACGCTGCATCGAGTTTTTAAAATGGCACCTCATCATCCATATCATTTGATTGTTTATGAGTATTAGAATTTTGACTTTGTTCTTGTTGAAGTCTTTCTTCTATTCTTACTTTAAGATATGGGTTGCCCTTTTTACTTATGTTCTTCCATGCAGAAAGATTTTTATCATCAAAAATATTACCAGTGTAATCAGGCGCACCCTCTTTATCTGATCGTCCTTTAAACAATGCTCCTACTCTTTGATATACATGAAGAATAGTTCTACCATCTCTCAATGTATCAGCTATAACAGCGCCCTTAAATTCAAGACCATCTACATTTATATCCCCTTGAAGCATAAACTCCATACTTTCATATGGTTCTATTAAAGCTCCTTGATTACGATTGTCATACTCTTCTTTTTCTTCAGACATTTATTATCTCCTTATAATTGATATTTACTTTTACTTGGTTGCTTTGGTTTGCTTTGATATGATGGAGTGCTATTTCCAACAGATGATTTATTTGCATCATCATCATCTTTTACTTCTGGTTCAATACCTGCAAGAGTAAGTATGCCATACCTTTTTGCATATGTTATTGCTGATCCCATGCCCTGCATGTTTTGTTTATCAAGAACAAGATAAACTTTCGTTGTTAATTCTTTGCCAGTTTCATGTAGAAATTTTGTTTCAGTGTAATCTCCAAGATCATCACGATTATTTGATTGAACTAATACAAAATTATTTTTATGTAATGCAGGTTTAATTGTTGTTAAACAACTATCGAAACTTGCATACTTATTTCCAAAATGTGGGTTGGTTGAATCTTTGGAAGGCGAGTCAATCTCTTCTTGCAATGATTTGAAATCTGTAAACCAATTGTTATTTTCCATCTGTCTTTGTCCTTACTATACTAATTGCACCACGTTTATTTTTTCTCACAGAAAGATATTCATTATATACTTCTCTCTCTGTTGGTTTGATAATTTTCTTTAGATCTTTTTTGATCTGTTCAAAGTTTTTGTACGAATGATAATGCGTATGATAATCTATTGATAAACTTGTAAACTCATTATCCTTTTCAGCATTGCGAATAATTAATTTATCAACAGGTATACTTTCTACATTACAATCTATTTCTGAAACTTCATCATCTATTCTTGGTTGTTTATCTTGCTCAACATAATCCCAGAATTTCTTTACATGCTTCATCATAGTTGTAAAATATTTGGCATTGTAATCTATGAATACACTTTTGTAATCTGAGTTGCCAAAAATTACTGATAGATAGATTCCATCTTGCCCAGATAAATGACAATACATTTGTAACTGCGGCATATATCTTTCAATTACATCTGCCATTTTATTAAAAGGATTTGTATGTTTTGCTTCAACAATATAATTATTATACATTGCATCAACAGTGCCTTTGCATGGCACACCTTCAATATCTTTTTCTATACTTGTTTGCTCGTTAGTAAGAACACAATCTTTATATTGTTTTTTAAACCAATTAAGATTAAATTCTTCTGTAAAAATACCAAGTTGTACTGGTAAGTTTTCTGATAAATCTTCTGATTGTTTGCGTCCTGTTTTAACTAGCCATAATTCAAGCCAATCTCCATACATTATTTGAACGCAGTCAGATCCTCCGATGAAGTATCTTCTGTCCACTTGTCTTCTCCATTTTTATTTTCTTTATAGTTATATGGTTTTACATACTGCATTATTGCAGTTGGTGCAACATATTTTTTAAAGTCTTCTTCAGTTACATCAGTATATTTTAGTAGTTGTTTTTTTAGTCTACCTTGTAACCATGGCTCACCAATCTTCTCGCCATTTTTAATTCTATTTGCATTTATTCTAAGGCTATCAGCTTCAAAGCCAGTTGGATTAGTTACTTTTTTAATTGCTGTTTTATCTTTGCCTCGTTTCAATAGTTGATCCCATGACATCGATGTATCGTATTGTTTAAACTGAGACATTAATTTATCTCCCAATACATAGCATAACGCTTGCCGTTTTCGTCTTTCTTCATAGCTTTATCAATAAACATACCGCTATCTTTTAAATCTTTTATTCTTGCGGCTAATCTAAAACATCCATAGGAAATTAATGCTTCCATTGGGTTAATTGTTTTTCCATCCTCAAGATGGGCTTTGATTAATTTCATTTGACTGTTCATTATTATTCTCCATTAGTTGTTCAAACATTTCACCAGACATAATTACTAAAGTTTGCGGAGTTCCCCTCCGTCTTTTATAAAAGGCTATGTCTCTTCCTTCTAATACTTTAAATGGGCTTGGGAAATTTGATGTATCTCTATATTTTACTTCACCCACCATTTGAATTTCTGAAATTTCAAGCTTGATGTCTCCTGAATATTCGCCTCCAAGCGATCCACTAAGTGGTTGTCGTTTTGCTTTAACACCAATTTTGTTGAGCCATTCGACAAACCATTTTTCATGATAAGTTCCTTTGTTTTTATTTTTGTTTGCCATATGTCTTTCTCATAACAATCTACACAAATAATCCAATGCTTTTCCATTGTTGCTTTATGTTCTTGTTTAAGTATTGCAACAAACTTAAATGTTTTTATCTCACAATTCTGACACGTTATAGCGTTACCTTTTAATCGCTTCGATGTCATATTCTAAAGCTTCCAACCAACACATTAACATAAAACCTGAAGGCATCCTTTGATATGCTTCCCATTTACCTACTAATGTAGAAGTACAACCAATCTTATCGCTTAAGCTTTCTTGGCTTAATCCCCTGTCGCGCCTCGCTTCTACTAATATTTTTACCAGATGCTCGTAGTTGTTTGGTATACTCGGTCGCTCTGTCTCTTTTGATTTGTTCATCTATCGCATCTAAAACTTTACACGCTGTATCAAAACGCATTTCAGTTTCTCCATTGATAGTTCGGTAGTAAGTTGAAGTAGGAATTAGTGCTACTTTAAAAGCTTTGAGTAAATCAATCTTATTTTCTCTAGCTTTTTCCTGAACTGTTTCTAAATATGCTTTCATAGCTGCATGTATGGAGTAATTAAATAGATAATGCAAGAGGGGAGAAAGTTGAGGTACTAAAACTCCCCTCTGCTTTTACTCTTGTTCCTCCCTTTTGTTTATTGCATTAATCCCAAGATTATAAACACACTCACGTTTGAACCTATCAAGTTCTTTTAAACCAAGAGCATTATAAATATCTTTTTTATTGTTTACATTATCCTCTTGAAATAAATCCCATATTTCATTGAGCCTATTAGAAACATAAAATAAACAAACTCTATCATCAATCATAATTACTTCCCTCTTCTCGTCCTGTTCCTTTACATTCGTCACACTCAACTTGAGTTGTTCCAATATAGCCTATGTCATTGTCAAAGCTTTGAGGATAACATCTTTCAACTTCAATTTCTCCTTCACCTTCACAATGTTTGCAAAGTTCTGCAATTAATTCATCCGTTGTTAATTCTTTTTGTTTATACAGAACCTTATCAAAAGCTTTGCTTAAATTGCGTTGCAATTCCATATCAATATTCTTATCCATAGTTATCATCCAAGTATGGAACAAAATCATCACCAATTCCGTTTGCTTTTTCCCAAGCCTTGTATCCTTCTTCTTTGAAGATTTGTTTATCAAATTCAGGACCGCATAACTTTTCTAAAACGTCTGCGAAATGATCTATATTATTAGCCCATCCAATAAGAGGAGCGAGTTCTTTCGCTACCTCCTCTTGAATTCTTTTATCAATCTTGATCGGCATCACGCCACCTCCAATTCTTTTTCTTGTACTGCACAATCTAAAATAAACTGACTTGCTTTTTCTGCTTTCGATGCAGCTTTTACGATTGCTTGGGGATTATCTTTCAAGCATTGCATCCAGTTATTAAGATAAATTGCATGATCTTCTCTCGGCTCTGCTTCTACTTTAGTTATTCCTGAAAGCATAGCGCTTCCAAGCTCTGCTATTAACTCTTCAAATGCATATTGATCTGAGCCATGACGAATTCCGAACTTTCTATTTTCTCTGCTTTCATGTCCTGTCCAATGAATTAATTCATGAAACAAAGTACCATAAAAACCTTCCGCGTTTTTGAATTGTTGTCTGCTTGGCATGTTGATTTTATCAACTGATGGAGAATAAAATGCTTGGTTAGAGTTATGCTCTCTAATTGCTGCACCAGTTTGTGCAATTAGTTCATCAACATTATGCAAGTCTTTCCATTCTTGCGTAAGCTCTTCTTGTTCATCTTCAATCCAGTTCCCATTCCATCCTTCAACATGATCTGCATTGAATACAGTATAAACTTTGAAGCAAGGCACTGCTATTTTTCGGTCTTTGTTTTCTCTGCTTTCAACCATTGTTGTTGTAAAGAAAAATACTTTAATACCTTTACCTTTAGCATCAACAAGCTTTGCATCTAAGCTTTGCCATTGTTTAAACGTTGCAAATACTGGTGATGTATACTCTCTTTCAAACATATTTAATGAAAGATTAATTCTGTTTATTCCAGTGTATTCCCTGTTTTTTGCACTGACTGGTTGACCAGTTTCTTGTACTGCTTTTATCCAAGGCGTTGACCATTTAACACCGTGATCTTTCATCATACCAATTACTTTGTTTGATATTTCTACCATTACTTCTTGTTTCTTGCTCATGATCTTCTCCTTTTCTGAGCGGTTGATACTTATTCAGTGACGCCTGATTAGACGCCACCAATAAAGACCCTCTTACATTTCTGATTTAATTGTTAATTCGTTGGTTCGATTAGCAAACATCGTTAATTCAAATTCATTGCCGTTCTCGTCGGTCACAATTAGATCTCTAACAAATCCATGTGTTTCTGTTAGATCTCTTATTGCTTTTACTTTTATTTCTTTTACTTTATGTATTGTTGTTGTTGACATTGTTTATTCTCCATCTTTTACAAGACCATACTAGCTGCACATATGCAGTAATACAAGAACTGTTTACATACTCTAGAATAATATGACGCTACGTCACTTTCAAAGGGATCTTTACAGACCATTGACAAATCGGGCATCAATGGGGGGAGATTAAGAGGGGGGCAAGCAATATGCCTTAATCATTACAAACATTAACTATACAAACAAAGACAAGATTGGTTGAGGAATGGATGCACTCACAGAAAGAAAATTAACCGAAAAACAAACAGCCTTGGTTGATACCCTCGTAGCAAATGGGTGCAGCATAACAAAAGCTGCGGAGCTTGCAGGATATGCTAAAGGAGAATCAGGAAGAGTAAGCGCAAGCAAAGCATTGAAACTCGCCCATGTGCAGCAATATATGATGCAGAGAATGGGAGAGCAATTCGGTTTAAGTGCTACGATTGCAGCAGGACAATTGCGGAAGCTAGTGACTAACGCTAAGTCGGAGTACGTTCAGCTTGAAGCAAGCAAAGATTTACTAGACCGAGCAGGATATAAACCCATCGATAGGTCACAAGTTCAGGTCGCAGGAGATATTCAGGTATCAATAGACTTGTCCTAAGCAGTGACCTAGGCGCTCCGAAACCTCAAGTATTGAGGAGCGAATAGCCACTGCGGATTGCTGAAAAATACGCTCTTAAATTGAGGACTTGCGTCCACAGGTTTTCTGGCATTTCCGACTAACGCAAAAATGCCATAGGGTATAGAGGCAGACATGACAATCTACTAGCAATGGGGGGGGATAAAAACTTAGGTTGCTATAGTTGCGAGTAGTCTACCACTAGCATTTTTTTTAAAAAAGGTTTATAAACAATCCCAAAAAATATTTTTACCTAGAAAGGTCTGATGTAATGAGGAAGATACACAAGAGTCCATCGGGTGGTTTAAGCGAAGCAGGGCGAAGATATTTTAAGAAGAAGGATGGTTCTAATTTAAAGAAGGCTATTCCTGAAGGCACAAATTCTAGAAGGGTTTCTTTTGCGGCACGATTTGGTGGCATGGCAGGACCGGAGAGGGATGAGGATGGAGAGCCTACTAGATTAGGGTTAGCATTAAAGAAGTGGGGTTTTAGATCCAAGGCATCGGCTAGGGCATTTGCAGCGAGGAATAAGAAGACATGAAGAAGAAGAGTCAGAGTTTAGTTAATCGTGGTGTTCAGCTTAAGTTGCGAGATAAGTATATCAAGGAGTTAGATGATATTGAGAAGAAGATAGATCCCAAGCCACAGCCTAAGGGTTTTTTCAGTAAGTTATTTGATTTTGTGAGTGGCAATACTGAGGTAAGCGGTGGGATTGAAATGACACCTGAGAGAAAGAAACTCTTGAAGCGATGGCACTTCTTAAGTAATAGGGTAGATGATATGCCTGATCCAAGTGGAAACAAGTTCCCATGAGTACAGTAAACAAAGCAGGAGTTTACACTAAGCCTAAGATGCGAAAGAGTTTGTTTAACTCAATTAAGGCAAGGGCTACTCATGGTACTGCGGCAGGACAATGGTCTGCTCGAAAAGCCCAGTTACTTGCTAAGACTTATAAGGCTAGAGGTGGGGGATACAAATCGTGAAGGCTCCACAACGTTCATTACTAAACTGGGGTAAGCAGAAATGGAGAACCAAATCTGGTAAGAAGTCTAGTGAAACTGGTGAACGCTACTTACCTTCTAAAGCTATCGCTGCTCTTAGTGATGCTGAGTATCGCGCTACAACCAGAGCCAAACGAAAG